GCCATCGGTGGTCGCGATGTCCATGCCGACGCCCACCGAACCAAAGGTCAGGAGGTCCAGCCAGCCTCGGGGAATGGCGTCACGGGCGGTCATGGTCAGCCTTCAGGCGAAATGAGGTTAAGGTCCGAGCTGCAAGCGCGGCGGATTGCTTTGGCGAGTGCGCCAGTCACCAGCCAGACCGTCTTACACTCTGGAGGGCCGCTCATGTTGTTGCACTTGCGCCAATTCTCATCGGCCTCCACGTCTAGTTCTTTTGCGACATCGAGCAGAACGCTTCGTAAATCGGCTCTCGAACAAGACGATGGCCGGTGGCACTCCTTGGCGGCTTGTGGCATGGAGGCTTTAGGCTTTTGTTTTGCGGTTTTTTTCATGCGGTCAGAATGTCAGTGATTTCAAGGGCCAGCCCCTTCCCCGCGCCGCGTTGCTGGGCGGCGATGAGGTCGCTCAGGCTCAGGGCGGACGCGCCGCCGGCCACGAACTCCAGGAGGTAGTTGCGGCGGAAGGCTTCTTTGTCGATGGCCTGGCGCATGGCCTCCTCGATACTGACCTCTTTGCCGTCGCGGCGGCCATACATCGGCACGCCCGCCAGGATGCCGTCATGCGCGTCCACGCGATGCACCGGGTCGCCTTCGCTGCCGTCGTCGGTGTTCGTCGTGTACCAGTTGCCGGTGGCGCTGGGGGTCCAGATTTCGCGCTGGGGCAGCAGCAGCTCGTACGTCGGGTGACTGTCATCCGCCGGCGGACTGGTTGCCATCCAGTTGATCCAGTCGGGGCGGCGGGAGATGATGGGCTCGATGGCGTCCATCGTCGCCTTGAAGTCCGGCCAGAAGCCGACCTCGTCGCCGAACACATCGCCCGACAGGCCGCGAGCGGTGTCCGGGTTGGGGGACAGGACGCGGGTGCGGGAATAGTTCGTGTTCGAGTGCCAGATCCGGCATTCCAGCTTCGCATGCTCAAACAGGTCGCCGACTGCGTCGGCATCCAGGGTCAGACCGTCGTCATCGTCGGCGTTGGTGGTGAGCTTCAGCTTGCGCGACCGCGCCACGATCCGCAGGGCGTCAATCAGGGTGCGCCAAAGGAGCGCCTCCTTTTCGATGACTTCCGAACCCATGAGGATCGACCCCGACACGATGCAGGCCATGTGATTGACCCGCTCCATGCAGCGATCGAGAGCCTTGCCGCCAAAGGTGAAGGATTTGCCGAGCTGACGACGCCAGACCATCCACAGCACGCGGTAAAGGCTCCAGAAGACCTCCTTCTGGGGCGGGGTGAACTGGATGATGGGCGTGACCTCGCTCATGCGGCCGCCTCCCCAATGCGGGCAGGAGTGCCCGCGCTCCCCTCCGGTTTGCGGCCAAACAGCAGTTCGCGGAGCTGCTCCATCTTGACCTCTTTGCTGCCGCCGCCGGTGGCGATGTCATGCGCCCGTTTGTCGGCGGCGTGTTCGATGAACTTGGCGACGTACTTCAGTTCAAATTCGTCTTCTTTGAGCGCCAGTAGGCGCTCGCTTTGATTGGCCTGCCGCTCTTTCAGCGCAAGGGCCTGAGTTTCCAGTTCCTTGGCGCGAGCCGCCACCAGGGACTTGTTCACGGCTTGAATGAGTTCTGGGCTGATCTCCTGCCCCGCCTCGCGGAGGTCGGCGATTTCTTCGACCATTTCCAGAACCTCGCCGGTGAGCTGGGCCAGGGCACCTTCCGCAAGGTTGCCGCCGCTGGCCTTGGCGAGCTGGAGGCTGTATTCGGCCCGGGCGCGGGTGCGTTGGAGTTGCTTTTCCTCGCGCACCCAGCGCTGGTATTGGCCGCCGCGCCAGTTGGAGAGATTCTGGGCAGAGATGGCCTCTCCCGCAAAGTGCGTGTCCAGCACGGCCTGAACCTCGGGCAAGGCGTTGAGCCAGTCGAGGATTTGAGGCCCGCTCTCGCCAAAGTGAATGCGACGGTTGACCTCCTCGCGGAGGCGGGGAGGCAGGCGGGCGATTTTGCCAGTTGAGGTTTGGGGGAGGTCGGACATGGGGTCAGTGGTGGTGTTAGTAGCCGGGCCAGTCCGAGTTGTTCCATTCGTCCCACAGCCAGACGACCAGACCCACGGCATACCCGATGAGAATCCAGGTGATCATGCGTTGAAGCGGATGAGGCGGCGGACCTTGGTGATGTGCTGTTCTTTGGCGACGACGCCGTCGCCGTTGGCGCTGTCGCTGACGAGATGAAGCCCGGCGTTGCCTTCCACGGTTTGCAGGCGGCGGGTGGTCGGGTCGTAGCCGGTCACGATGCCGATGTGAGCCCAGGTGAAGGTCACGATGTCGCCCCGGCGCGGCCAGGTCTGGGGATCGTTCGGGCGGGAGGTCAGGACTTCCCACGCGCCGAACATCGCGCCATACTTCCCGGCGGCCCATTGTTCAAAGTCGTAAGCGCCAGCGGTGCGAGGGCGCGGCCAGGCGGGCTTCAGGCCGAGCGCCAGCAGGGTGTGCAGCACGCACCAGCAGACGAAGGCCGCGCACCACTTCCAGGCACCGGGCGGCAGCCAAGTGGCCTTCTGGTATTCGACCACAGCGGGGCCGCTGTTGTTGTTGATCTTGCCATCGCCATCGGTGTCGGTCTCGCGCTGGCCCACCTGGCTCTCGGCGATGCGGGCGAGGGTTTCGGCGAAGGACTGCGTTTCAAAGGCCATGACCTGGCCGAGCGCGGGAGCGCTGGCGGCGCTGGGGTTTTGCCAGCGGGTGAGGAGGGTGAAGAGAGAAGCAAGCATAGCGGATAGAAGTCAGACGGGGGAGGTGAGTCGCCCCATGGTGAGGTCGAAGCGGGCATCGTTGAACCAGTCGCCATGACCGCAGGCCTCGCGGATGACTTCGATGGGGCGCGTGGTGTTTTTGGGGCCGACGAGGCCGAGATTGCCAAAGCCGAGGAGCCAGCCGGTTTTGGTGCCTGCCAGGCCGAGCGCCCAGTCTTTCTCGCCGATCCAGACAGTCAGCCTGCCGATGGAGTCGGCGGCTTCGTTGATGCCGTTGCGGTTGCAGTCGGCGGAGCAGGCGGCGCTGATGAGGTTCAGGCTGGCGATGCGCGGCCACTTCAGCAGGCGGAGGGCGTCCAAGATGACATCACAGCCGTTGCTGTGACCCGCGAGGTGGATTTCAAAGCCCGCCGCGAGGTAGTAGCTCAGGGTCTTGGCGACCTTTCGCGCCCTCACACCTTCCAGCAGGGTGCGGGTGAAAAGGCCGCTGAAGTATTCGATCTTTTCGGCGCGGCGCTCGGTCCACAGGTGCGTCCAGGTCACGGCTTTGCCGGTCCAGTTGTCGGACTCGCCGGGGCGGGTGAGGATGCCGTTGACGAAGATGTGAATGACGGGGCGCATGGCGTTTCAGAGCCGCCTGAAGGCGGGACTACAGTGCGAAGAAGGGGCTCAATCGTTGTTCTCAAAGGCCACCACGCCGGCGGAGGTGATCTGGTAGCGCTTGGCGTTGATGCTGTTGATGTGACCCGTGACCTGGGGGCGCTCCAGGTGCATGAGGAAGGTCAGGGCCTCGGTGACTTGCTGGCTGGTGGCCTCGACGCCTTTGCGGGCGAGACCATGCACGATGCTGTCGAGGTCGAGGCTGGCGGTGGGTCGGCTCGCCAGATGGCGGCGCACTTCAAAGCGAATTTCGTCGGGGCTCATGATGAAGACTTGGGGACGGGGGGCTTGGAGACGGGGAGACGGGGGATCAGGCGCGCGGGCGGCGGCGGGTGTCGAGTTCGTCGTGGCCTTCCAGTCGGCCCAGGGCGCGGTGGATGGCGGGGAGGTCGCGGGAGATGTCGGCCAGGGTCTTTTCCAGCCGGTCAAAGTCCGATTTGATCTCGCCGACCGAGGCGGCGATCTGGGCGTCGCGCTCCAGCTTCATGGTCTGCATTTCGGTGCGGGTGATGAAGTTACTGACGTCCACCGACTTGCCGCGAAACCACTCGTACACGCGAATGTAGCTGTTGAGCACCGGCCCCAGGGCCATGAGTGCGCCGACGACGAACCAGAGCAGCATGGGCTGATCAGTGGCGTCGAGGGCAAGCGGAAGCGGGAGCGGCGTCAGTGGCATGACCGCCAGAGTGGCGGAGCGCGGGCCACATGCAGACACGGTACGCACCGTGGGGGGCATCATCTCAGGCCCAGGGATGCCAGCGCACGCGCACGATGCGCAGGCGGGTCGAATAGTTTTCGGTCGCATCCAGCGCCACGGTGGCCTCGCTGCTCACGGTGAGTTCGACCTCGCCGCCCCATGTATAGTCAGCATCGGGATCATCGGTGCCGTAGGCGGGCAGATACTTCGTGCCGATCTGATAGACGACCGTGCAAGCCAGCGGCATTTGCAGCACGAATTTCAGCTCCGCCGCGCTCTTGAAGCCTTCCAGGTGTCCAAAGCCGCCGCCGTCGTCGATGACCCCGCCGATGCCGAGATAGCCCTCGCCAGGGGCGAGTTCGTCGATGTCGGTCAGGTCGCCAAACAAAGCGGCCGCATCATTGCCACCCCAGCTCAGGCCCGTGTCCGACCAAGAGAACCAGGTGTCCGACAGCGCCCCGATGGCACTGAGCAATGTGCCGCGCGTGGTGGGGTCGGAAAAGGTGGTCTCCGAAGAAACGAAAGCCCCGTAGTCAAAGCCGGAATCATAGCTGCTGTCATAGACCGGGAGCGGGCAGGCCTCGACGCCGTCGTCGATGGCGTAATCAATCGTTCCCGTGTCGGTCCAGCCGCCGTTCTCATAGGTCCAGGCGGTGGAAAAGCTGCCATACACCTCCTCATCCTCGCCCGACTTGAGGAACTGCGGGCAGGTCGCCACCGTGATCCCGTAGGAGCGGATTTGCAGTTTGAGCAGGCCCGCGAGGATCATGGTTTAGGGGGCGGCGGGGGTGACGATCAATTGCGCGGTGCCGCTGCCGTCCAGGGCATCTTGCAGCAAGGCACCCATGGGGCCGTGACCGTTTTGCAGCGTCTTCACGCCATCCACAAAGGTGGCCAGCAGCAGCACGAAGTCGCCGGTGGTGTTCACCAAGTCATCACCTGTGGGGAGTGTGCCGGTGGTCACGATCGCCACCGCCACCCCGGTCATCACTGGCGAAACGAAGTCCCGGCTGTCCAATGTGCTCACCGCAAACGTGCCGGTGATGAGGGCCACCACATGCACTGTTCCGCTGCCAATGACCAGTGGTGTGTACGCTCCGTTGATTGGGTCGCCCGCGATCGTTGGCACCACGCCCGCGATGGTTGACGGCGTCACGGTGCCGTTGGCGTTCACGCTCAGTCCGTGATCCGTCGAGTTGGGCTCGAAGGTCCACACGTCGCCATCCAGGCTGCGCCGGGCGGCGATACCCCGCGAGGCCACCGGAATGAGCTGAATCACCCTGGCCATCCAAGCCTTCATTGTCCCGAGCTTAACCAGGCAGGCGTCGTCAGCAGACGCCTTCAGGTCGGCCCCGACGTAGCGGGAGAGGGATTGAGGAGGGCGCATGGCTGGTTGCTAGATGCTAGATGCTAGAAGCTAGAGGCTAGAGGCTAGAGGTAGATGATGCCGGGGGCGATGCCGTCGCGGTCATCCATGCCGGGATCGAGAAGCCAGGTGTCTGTGACTAGGCAGGCGGTGGAGCCGGGCAGGCGTTGCGGGACGCGGCTCTCGCCGATCCAGCCGGAGGCGGTCCAGTTGTCAGCGGCGGTCCAGGCCATGGACCAGTCGCCTGAAGGCAGGCCAAACAGCACAGCGGGCGTGTCGGGCACGCCGACATGGTCGTAGATGTCCGGCGTCGTGAGGGACACCCACAGCTTCGTGATGCGCGGGTACTGCGCCCGCCAGATCGTCGGCGTCAGATAGAGGCCGCTGGCCAGGCTCAGGTCTTCCGAGATGCTGCCGCTGCATTCCCATTTCTCCGCCTTGCCGCCGACCTCGGCGATGCCCAGGCTGGTGATCTCCACGATGGGGCGATTACCGCGCCACTCGACCGTACGCATGTCTTGCACGATGAACGTCCCGCCCTCCGGCCCGGTGCGGGTGGCCCCACGGGCCACATAGTAGGGGTGCGGCAGCCAGAGGCGTTCGGTCATCGTGTCCCAGCCGGAGGCGGGGCACTCCACCAGGGGCATGGCCACGGCGATCTCTGACGCGGTCGGGGGCGCGGTGCCGAGGACGATGATGGGGGCGGACATGGCTGGGGGCTAGGCGGTGCGAAGGCGGACGAGTTCGGCGAGGATGGCGTCAAGTTTGACGACCTCAGGGCTTTGGCCGCCAGCGCCGGAGGGGCTCACCGGGCGGGCGGCAGGCGGCGCGGCAGCGGCAGCGCCGGCGGCCGCCACACTCGGGGGCTGGTTTGCGGCGGCGGCGGCGGCCCCGGCGGCGGCAGCCGCGCCCCCACCTGGCCCTTGGTTGTTGAGAAAGTTTTGCAGGGGGCCGCCCATTTGCTGGACGCGGATCTCGCCCGCCAGGGTGCTTTGCGCGTTGCGCTTGCGGAAAGCATCGATGCCGCCGCCCTTGGCCATCGACCCGCCCTTGGCCAGCGGCTCGTTGCCACGGGTGGACAGAGGTCCGCCCGGCCCGGCAATGCGGCCGCCGTCGTAGGCGTCGGGCGTCTTGACCCCGCCGATCTTCCGGCGCTTCCCGTTCACCCGGTCTTCCAGGTCAGCCTTCGCGCGGGCGTTGCGCTCCGCCACGGCTGGGTTTTGCCCCAGGGCAATGAGCCGCTGCTTGTCTTTTTCGATGCGCATCTCGCGCTCAATTTGATCGGCGACCCCTTTGCGACCAGCGGCCAGCGCTTTGAGCCGCGCCATCTCACCCATGACATCGTTTCGCCCCTGGGTCATGCTCGCGGCCTGCTGGCGCTGCTGAGCGGCGCGGTCGGCGGCTTTTTTGGCGTTCGCCTCCGCTTCCTCTCCCTGCTTTTTCGTCAGCGCCAGCAGTTCGCGCTGTAGGTCCACGCGCTTTTTCTCGGCGTCGAGGATCGCCATGGGGTTCGGCCCCACGTCGTTTTTGAGCCGGTTTTCCTCCGCCACCGCGTCCACCACTTCCTGTCTGACTTTGAGCAGCTTTTCCGCCTCCGTCATTTCGTCCTCGGCCGCGTCGGCCTTCAGCTCGTTCAGCTCGGCCTGTTTATCCACGAGCTTGTCATAGAAGGCATGCTCGTTTCCGCCGCCGCCGCTCTTGACCTTGGGCGCGGCGGAGAAGTCGCCCGGCTTGGCCGGGACGGCCGTTTCCGCTGCTTTCTTCGCGGCCTCGGCCTGGGCCTTGGCGGCGGCGGTTTCCGCTTCGCGGGCGGCGGTCACGGCATCGACCGCGTCGGCGGCCTGGGCATAAGACAGGCCATCTTGCAGCATCATGCCGGTGATGGCCGCCAGGCGTGAAGCCTGGCCGAGCGCCTCACTCACAAAGCCTCCAAATTTGACCAATTCGGTGGCGGCGGCGCCGATGGCGCGACCCAGGGTCACAAAGGCTTCAATGTTGGCCTCCAGCTCCGCCGTCAGGCTCTTAGAGCCGTCCAGCGCCACGTCAAACAGGCCTTGAGCCAGTGCCCCTGCCGCCTTGTCCGTGGCGCTTTGCAGGCTGCTGAATGCCACGGCGGCGGTATCGCCCGCCTCGCCAAGTTTGCCGATTTTCGAGACTAGAAACTCGTAGGTGTTGCCGCTTTCACGAGCGGCGGCCACCATCTCATTCGTGATGCCGAGGATGCGGGCCAGGGAGCTGTCGGCCCCGATGTTGCCGGTGACGATGCTGCGCATCTCCTGGCCGAGCTGCTCGGTCGGGATGTTGGCGTTGGCCATCGCGTTCGCGAAGCGTCCGACCAGGTCAATGTTTTGCTGGACGCTGAGCCCGGCTGCCTGGGAGGAGGCCAGGGTGGAGAGAAACCCATCGACGAGCGTGCTCAGACTGCCCGCCGCTTTCGGCTCCAGGGCAATGAGCTGCTGCATCGCCTTGGACGCCTCGCCTTTGGCGGCCTCATCATTCAGCCCTTGAAACTGGCTGATGACCTTGCCGATCGCGGCCTCGCTGTCGCGCATGGTCTGATTGAACTGAAAGCCGCGTTGCAGGAAGGAGCCTGCAAAGGCCGCCGCGCCCAGTCCGGCCAGGATGCCGCCAAGGCCCTGGGCCGCCTTGCCGGTGCGGCCGAGCGATTGCTCGCCGTCGCGGCTGTCGATTCCCAGGGTGTATTGGAGGTCGGACATGGGCGGGGATCAGTTGGCGATGGCTGGCGGTGGTTGGCTGTCGTTTGCCGTTGTTGCGGGGACCAGACGGAAGCGTTTGAGGAGGTCGCGGCGGCAGGCGTTGCGGGCGGCGACGATGGCGCGGTCCATGTAGCTGCTGCGGCCCAGGTCGGGGTGCAGACGGTTGATGCGGGCCTCCAGCAGCTCGCTGCCCACCGGGACGGGCAGGCGGAAGACTTGCGACAGAGACAGGCGGTATTCACTCATGAGGAGTTCGATGTACGTGACCACCCAGCCGCAGGGAGGGCCAGCGGACGCCACTAGGACGCCACCGGCCTGAGCGCGTTTCCCGCGTCATCCTCCGCACCGTCGCCACGCTGGGCGCGGCGGGCCAGAGCCACGAGATGCTGGCCGAGAATGGCGATTTCATGCTCCCCAAAGCCGCCCGCAAATTCGAGGGAGAGGCGGCGGAAGTCGCGCTTCCAGCCGCTCCGCTCGTCGGCGGGTGTGTCGGCATCGGCGGCGCGGTCCAGCACATCCCAGGCGGAGTCCGGCTGGGTGAAGATGTAGGCCAGCGCGGCGATGGCCTGCATCTGCGATTGTGAGGACGGCTGACCGTGACTCTGTGCCAGGGTGCGGCGGGGATCATCGCCAAACACCTGGCCGTAGAGGATGAAGCAGAGCGTCACGAGGAGGTCATCCTCGCGCAGATCCAGACCGGCTAAGGTGCGGCGGCCCAGGCGGGCAGGAGTGCCCGCGCTCCCGTCGTGGGAAGCATGCACCAGCGCCCGCAGTGCGGCGGGATCGCCACCGGACGCGGCGGCGGTTTCGCGGGCTTGCTGGCCCGCGAGCGCCTCGTGGTAAGACAGCTCGCGGGGGGTGATGGGGGGGGGATTCGCTTCGCTCATGTTGGCAGTCGTTGGCAGTCGTTGGCAGTGGTTGGCGATGGTTTGGAAATCATGCCTCCAATCTGCGCCATCTGCGGATCGTCATCGGCGGATCATCACGGGTTGATGGTCGTCACGGTCGGATTGCTGCCGATGGACTGCCAGTAAGCGGCGTTGATGGTGATTTTGCGCTGGCCCTTGGACTCGCGGTTGACGGTCCAGTTGAGGATGTTGCCGGTCACGCCTGCGTCGGCGAAGGCCAGCGGCTCGCCATCGACCGGCAGAGAGGCCGAGGACGGGAAGAAGGCCACGAGCGTAAACTTATAGCCGGGGTTCATGAGCAGGTAGCTCAGGAAGCCGCCAAAGCCGTCCGGGATGCCGAGTTCTTCGATCGTGCGTTCCAGCGTGGCGGAGTCCACGGTGCCGAAGGTTTGAGCGACTTCGACGGTGCCGAAGGAGATGGCGGCTCCGCCGATGTTGGTGATGGGTGCAGGCATGGTGTTTTAGGGGGGGTGAGTTTAGAGAAATTGAGGAGTGAAAAAATCAATCGTGGCGACCTCGGTGGTCGATCCACCCGCGTAGGGTCAAAGTAACGGTTGGCGTGCCAGAGGCAGCATCCATTCGCAGCCTGCTCACAGAGCCCATAGGGACCAATACGGTTCCATTCGCGCCGCTGTTACGGCCCTCCGAAGTATTGTAGTCATTGCCTGTGCTACCAGCCAGTGTGCCGATTCCATTGGTGATGTAAATGTTACCGGAAGAGCTGATGAAAGCGTAGTCCGCAATGCATTTCAGTGGCGCCACCACATTGTAATCTGCCACCGTCGCGGAGATGGCGGGATACGATGTGGGGATCTGGCCGCTGGTGAATGCGAACCAGTCCCCCGTTTGCGTGAATGATAAAATGGCGGCGCTTGCGTTCCACGATCTGATCCAGCCGATCCTCCGAAATTGCGTGTAGCCCGACGGCAGCGCATTCGGGGTGGTGCCGTTGGTCGAAAGCAGGCCGTCCATGAGGCCGGTGGTGGGGTTGTAAATGACATAGACGGCATAGCTCGTGTTTGCCGCGAACGACCCGGTATCCAGCCCCCCGGTGGTCCCATTGTAGGCTGTTTGCGCCCAAGCTGATGTAGATTTTTGCAGGTTCACAAAACCAGACAGAGGGGTAGCTATGTCAGTGGTGTCGTCCCTGCTTCGAGCTGCCCCGGCGCTGATGTTTATGACGGTGTTGGACACCCATGACAGCGTGAGCCCGGCGATATGGCCGCGCGGCAGGCTAGCAGCGCTGCCAGCTCCGAGAGCTTCGATCGCTTGCGCCACACGAACAGGCGACCACGACCTCAGCGCGGTCTCGGTCCCCGCCTCGGCCTCGGCCTGACTGGCCGGCGTTTGAGTTGGTTCTTTCGCATCCAGTGCGGTCTGAAGGCCGGTCACATCGCCGACGATGTGCGCATGCGCGATGGGCGCATAGAGTGTGGTGGCGGTGGTGGTGGAGAGCTTGGCATCCAGTGCGGTCTGAAGGCCGGTCACATCGCCGACGATGTGCGCATGCGCGATGGGCGCATAGAGTGTGGTGGCGGTGGTGGTGGAGAGCTTGGCATCCAGCGCGGCCTGAAGGCCGGTCACATCGCCGATGATGTGAGCGTGCGCGATGGGGGCATAAAGCGTGGTCGCGGTGGCGCTGGTGAGGTAGGGCGTGAGATCGCCGCTGACAAGGGGCGTGATGGCCGCCGGGACACCGCCGGTTTTGCCGAGCACCTGGCCGTTGGAGAGCGTGACCCAGTAGGGCGTGAGGGGGCCGTCGGCGGACTTGACGCCGATCTGCCAGTCGCCCGCGCTGGCGGCCGAGACGGGGAGACTCGGAGACAGGGAGACGAGGAGAGCCAGAGCGGGCAAAAGCGCCCGCGCTCCCTTCGTGAAACGTGACATGTGAGGCTTGGAACTCATGCGGCAACAAAACGGGGAATGCGGCCATGAGGACTGCCGTCGTAAGCGACGGTGTAAAAGTCCTCGGTGGCGGCGGTGACAGCGTAGCCGGTGGCGGTGCCGGAGGGGTCGCCCTCGACCGCGAGATAACGCGGGACGCGACCGTGGGCCGTGCCGCTGAAGGCGATGACATAAAACTCATCGGTGGCGGCGACGATGCGGAAGGGGCTCGGCAGCGTGACCGGCTCCGTCCCAGTCGGATCAGTGGCGGGATCGTCGTGGGCAAAGATGAGGTCAAACGAAGCGCGGGCGGTGCGCAGCGCGGCGAGGCCGTCGAATTTCAGCCACTCCCAGCCCTGATAACGGAAGCCCTGGCGGTCGATGTCGCTGGCGATGAGTGAGAGTCCGCGAATCTTGCGAATCACCCAATGCAGGCGGGTCAGGAAGGCAGGTGTGCCCTTCACGGCAGCGCGGTGAATGTTGCGGGCGGGCTGAGCGGCCATGCCTTTCGGGGCTTGCACGAAGGCCACGAGACGGCCCTCGACCAGGCCGCAAGGGTTCGTGTCTTCCAGCGACTTGTCGCCGTCCATGCACAGCACCACGCGCCACTTTTCCGGCGAGACCGCGAGGAGTTCAATCGCGTCCTCCTCGGTCTCCGCGACCGACAGTATGCCACCCTCGGCGGTGAGCAGAGGGGACAGCGCGTCTTCGACGGCGGCGAGGATGAGGGAAGAGGTCACAGCAGGAGACGGGGAGAGGGGGAGACTGGGGGACTGGGAGAGCCAGGCGAGAAGCAGCAGAAGTTTCATGCGGCGATGCTGGCTGAGTACACGCGGGAGGCCTCACCGATGACCTCGCCGGGGGCGTTGACGGGGTCGATGTTCGGAGAGAGCGGATCGGTGCCTTTGGCGAGGGCGTCGAGGCGGGACCAGGCGCGGCCGATGCGCTTCACCAGGAGGCTGTCTTTATCGAGGGCAATCTGGCGGCGGATGTAGAGCGCCTCGACCGCGAGACAGACGGCGATTTCGCTGATGCAGGCGGTCAGGCCTGCGTTGCCGGTCAATTCCAGTGGCACGCTGTAACGGCCTGAGAGAGCGCCGTTGATGGCGTTTTCCGTCGTGAGCTTGACGGATTCAAAGGCGGTCACGCTGCCCTCGCCCGCATCGTCCAGCCCCTCGGTCAGCCACGCGGGCGGAACGAGACCTTCAAGGTCGGACTGGACGAGGTAGGACATGGCGAAGAGGTCAAGAGGTCAAGGCGGGAAGAACGACGCCGCCGGTTGGGGTATGAACCGCCGGCGGCGTGTCTCCGGGCGGAGTCCCGCGATGAGCGGCGCGGGGGATTTTAAGCGGGCGTGGCGGGCGGGGCTTCCTTGACGAGGAAGGCGTCCAGCAACGGCGGGGCGAGCTTGTCGAATTTTTTCACCACGTCGGAGTTTAGGCCTTCCAGATCCAGCAGCGCGGCGGCGGTCGGGTCTTCAGCGGCCAGCTTCTTGGCGGCGGCCAGCGTGGTGACAGCGGTCTGCACCGCGAGCACCGCGCCATGCAGCGCAGCGCGGGCTTTTTCAGCGGCCTGACGCGCGGACAGGGTGCTTTTCGGCGTGGACTCAAACAGCGAGCGCGGGCCGGTGGGCGCTTGCATCACGGTGCGCTGGGGCGGCAAGTTGTGAGGACGGGCCACAGGGGGCGCGATCGGCGGCGGGACGGGGGGGAGAGGGGGATTCGCTGCGCTCATGTTGGCGGTGGTTTGCGATGGTTGACGGTCGTTGACGATGGTTTGGAAAATCCTGATTGAATCGGTGCAATCTGTGGACTGTTAAGGCAGCGCGACGGTGGAACGGATGCCTTTGGCGCGGAAGGCGATGACGGCGGTTGTGCTGCCGACACCGACCACAGTGACGTACCCGCCGGTGGTGATGTCGGCGAGAGGGCAGATGCCTCCCGCCGTGGCGCTGAGACAATAGACGGTGCCGTTGGCGGCGGTGCCACCGAGGGTGAGAGCGGGATCTTCCAGGCACACGACCACGGGGCCGTCAGCGGCGGCGGAGGTGACGGCGATGCCGATGCAATCGCGAATGCCAGCGGTGCCGCTGTCGCAGTCGGCCTTGTAGATCTTGAAGTCGCTGGAGCTGCGGTACACGAGCTGCCCGGCGGTGAGGGCCTCGCCAGCGGTCCAGTCGCGGCGCAAGATCGCGGCGCTGGACGGTTTGACGCTGGCGGCGGTGATGCTGACATCCGCCGCGTTAAGCACGGAGATGGACGCCAGGAAGGCGAGGAAGAGGAAGCGGAGGTTCATGGCAGAAGACGGGGAGAAGAGGAGACCTTGAGACTGGGAGACGGGGTGAGCCGGGAGCGCGGGACCTTGCGGGCAAGAGTGCCCGCGCTCCTCTCACGTTGGTTATTCTTATGCGGCGTCCGCACCCGTGGAGCCGTAAGCGCGGCGGGGTTCGCCGGTGCCGAGAGCGAAGCGACGGCGAGCCTTCCACTTGTAGGTGTCGGCGTTCAGCACGTTCTCATCGCCTTCATTGATGGCAGCGGTGAGCGTCAGCGGAACGCGATCCTGGAAGATGATCGGCGTGACCAGGTCGGAGTTGTCGAGGATCATCCAGCTATGACCGAGGCCGGGGATGACGACCACCTGCGCTTTGTTGTAGTTGGGGTTGCGGCCCCCGGTGCTGAGCGTGTCCATCTTCACGATGGCGTCGGCGGTGGCCTCGTAGTTTTCACCCACGAGGAGGAAGACCTTGGAAGGGTCCAGCATGGTGAAGAGCGGCTGATTGGTGCCTTTCTTCATGCCGCGCAGCGCGGCGTAACCGTCCTGGAAGTTGGCGGCGCTGAGTTTCTTCGTGCCCTTGTTCGAGAACGTGACCTGGCCGATCTTGTGGTCGGTCGCAAAGAACACCTTGTTGGTGTAGGCCTTGGCCGTGGTGAAGAGCAGCGGCAGCAGGGTGAGGAAGTCGTAATCAGGGGCGCTCTCGCCGTTCTGACCGAGCTTGGCGGCCATGTTGCTGAACATGCCAAACTTGTCGTCTTCAATGGCCGTGCGTGGGATCTCGATGCCGACCTTGAACTCGTCGTTCTTGATCGCGTGGCCTTCCAGTTCGACCTGGTGCCATTTGATCTCGTCAGGGTTCTTTTCCAGCTCAGGCAAATCCTTGAGCCAGCCGTAGAGTTCCTCGGCGCTGTCGCTCTGAATGCGCAGCAGCTTGAGGCGGTCGATGAAGTTCGGAGAGGACGTGCGGCCACGGTTGAAGGCGGTTTGCAGGCCTTTGTCGATGTCGCGAAGCAGGGCGTTGGTGACGACGTTTTTCATGAGTGTTTAAGCGAAAAGTGAAGGGTGCGGGTGAAGTGAAGGAGGGCGAAGGATCAAGGTTCAGCGGTCCAAGTGCCGGAGTAGCTGACGACATCCCAGGTCCCGGCGGAGACACAGACGAGATGGACTTTTTCGCCGACCGCGTCGGCCACGAGGTACTTGCCTGCCGCGCCTTGAACTCCACTGGAGGGAAGCGCGACGGTTTCGGTGCCGTTGGGATCAAGCCGCAATTCTTGCGCGACTTCGACCAGGGCGATGAACTCCAGACCGGCCACGGCGGGCGGCAGGGCGAAGGTGGCGGCAGCGGACGCGCCCAGATTGCTGATGACCGTGCCAGATTCGGCGGCGGTCAGGGTGGCACCATCGGTGTCCACAAGGATCTTGCGTTTGGTGGCGATGCCTTCCAGCGGACTCACGCCCACATTGACCCAGACGCCCGCGCTGGTGACATCTTCGACGATGCCCGCCACGACACCGTTGGTGTCCTTGCTGCAAACAGTGACGTTGTCCTCGACGTAGCAGGGCTGGCCGACGTGGGCGAGGGTCAGAGCATTCGTTTCGGAGTTCGTCAGCAGGAAGATCCCGCGCTGAGCGGTGCAATCGAGATCGCCCGCGCTGCCGTCCGAGTTGTCCACCTCTTCATAGCCGATGCCGACGACCTTCATGCCGGCGGTGTCGGCGGCGTTGTCGATGTAACCGGCGGAGTTCCGCGCCCACAAGACGCCTTGCAGGAGCTTGGAAGCGGCGGTGAGGTCCGGGAAGGCCACGAGCTTGCCGTCGCGGCGCTGAATGGTCTGGCTGGTCGTCGCGGCGGTGCCGAACAGATGAGAGGAGCCGAGCGCCAGGAGGGAGGCGGTGGCGAGGAGGAGAACGGCGTATTTGGTTTTCATGGGCGGGTGTGAGAGTCGGGGCTGGGAGGGGTTTCGCGGCGCTTCGCGGCGGGTTTGAAGGGGCGGGGGCGGAAAAGTCGGGTGAGTGGTGCAGTTTTGGGGGTCGTGCGTTAAAACGGCTTATTTCGCGGCGGCGGCAGCGGGGCCGTATTTGGCGTAATCCTCTTTGCTGAGGCCCATCTTGGTCAGAACGGCTTCCGTCTCGGCGGTGAGGGCGTCGGGCTTGTCGCCCAGCTCGGCATTCTCCGACGTCTTGCGCTGCATCGGCACTTCGCCAGCCTTGAGGCCGGTCACGAGCGCTTCGCACACGGAAAGCGGGGTGACGCTCCAGATCGCATCGGTCAGAGGAATGACTTTGCCTTCGTTGGTGGCGCGTTCCTTCAAGCGGTCGCGTTTGATGGTGTCGCGCTCATCTTCCACGGTCTTCAAGCGGGCTTCCAGGGCGGACATGCCTTCCGACTTGGCCTTGATCTCGGTTTCCGTGCCCGCCTTGATCTTGGCGGTCAGGTCGGTCAGGGCGGTGTCAACGGTGGCTTCGTCCGCATCGGCGGCGAGGGTGACACCGAGGGCGGCGAGGAGGGCGATGAGGGAGGCGTTGGGTTTCATGGTGGGATCAGAAGAGGAGAGGGGGAGGCTGGGAGACGAGGAGAGGGCGGCGATGTCGGCAGAGAGCGCGGTTTGCGTGGCGGCTTCGATGGTCAGGCCGTCGATCTCGCCATGCTGGCAGAGCGCGACCGAATGCAGGGCGATGACGTTGCCTGCTTTGTCGCGATAGACGGCGGGACTCAGGTCTTGGAAGTGTCCGCCTTCCCAGGCGGCTTTGCCTTCCGGCGTCCAGGTCAGGCCGGTCAGGAATACGCCTTTGTCGGGGATCAGTTCGGGTTTGCCGGTGGCGGCAATCTTGCGCGGCTCTTGTTCGGCGAGGTAGCTCGCATGACCGGGCAGCGAGTTGTGATTGAAGTCGAGACAGACGTGATCGGCCCGCTTCAGCGCCACCATGTTGTCGGCAAACACCTTGGCCGTGGCCTCGGCGACGATGGCCTGGCCGCGAGCGCCGATGGCGTGCGTGCCCCAGGGGGCCACGAGGAGGCGGTCGGGCAGCTCACCGGCCACACGCACCAGCTCACCAGCGCGGAGAGCGCAGAGGGTGATGGCGGGTTTGAGGGCAGGCGTTTTCGACATGCCGCGATCATGCGCGGTCCGGCGAGGGAGTCAGACACCGTACGCACCGTGGGGGCGGAGGCGCTTTTTCCCTTTTCTATTCCTCCATTCCTTCATTCCTTCATTCCTCCATTCCTTCATTCCTTCATTCCGCCGCTGGGCACGCCAGCATGGAAGAACTGAAAATGGCAAAGGGAGAATGGCGGAATTGACTTAACTCCGCCCCGATTCAATCGGTGCGCTTTATGGCCTGACCATCTGCCCGTCGCGCACGGTGCCTTGACCGAGGCGTTGAGTGCCTTTCCAGGACTCTACACGCACCCAGGGCAGACCGGAACGGGAGGCCCAGAGGTTGGCGATGGCCTGGCAGGTGGACTGAATGTCCGCGCCGGGCGGCAGCGTGATGTGCAGGAGATCGTTTTCGATGAAGTTGGAGGTCTCGACGTGGTACACGTCGGCGATGATGGATTGCAGTTCTTTGTTGCTGAGGCCGGACACCGCACCAGCGCTGGCTCGGAGCTTTGCGTCTCGGTCGGCTTCAGCGCTGGCGTGATTTTTCACCTCCCAGTCATACGGGGCGCGGGTTTGCTGCTGAAGGATGAAGACACAGCCGCCCGCGATGACAGTCACGAGAAGGACGCCTTTGAGCAGCGTCCAGGCAAACAGCTTGAGAAAGCGAGTGAGGGAGAAGGCCATAGCAGTGAAGGTTTATTGGCAGGAGAATGAAGGCAGGAGAATGAGGCGAAAAGCCTGGCACACGACCACGAGCGAGAGCAGCCAGAGGAGTGGGCGGTAGGTGATCATGGGTAGAAACTCCGATTCAGTCGGAGTTTATTCGAGTTTGAGGCAACGCGCCAAGAGGGGAAGATGCACGTCACGCAAGAAATGCCAGGCACGGCGTTTGTCGGCGAGGTTGCCGCCTTCCATCATGGCGAGGTCAGCCCGGACCTGGGCCAGGGCATCCTGGGCACTGAGACCGCCGTGAGTACCGATTGAATCGGTACTCGACCGCCGCGAGGCTTGATAAGCAGCCGCCTCCTCATGCACGCTGTTGTTCTGAGGGTGCGCCCCGTTGCGCCGCATTGGCACCTGTCCCGTTTCGTAGGCTTCAAAGAGTCGGAAGATGGAAGTATTCGGGTCCACCTCCTTAGTGCCATTCTCCAAGGTGGAAACATAGCGCGGCGTCACGCCCAGGAGCGCGGCCAGGTCGGTCTGGGTCAGACCGTGGCGGTCACGGAAGGCCACGAGGCGGCTGGAAAGGAGGTCGCTGGGCATACCTGATTATTTTTTCGCTCCCTGAAATTTTTTCCTTGATCTCTGTTCCGGTTGGTGGCTCTGTTCCGGTTGGTGGTTTAACTTCACACTCGTAAACCAGATTAACACTCGTGAACAACGCTGACAAGAACATTTTTTCCACCCAGGCGCGGATGCGGCTGGTGGAACTTGGCTGGTCGCAGGTGCGCCTGGCCAAGGAAATCCGCTGCTCACGGGAGGCCGTCAACCGCGCCATCCATACCGATAAATTCCCACGCGTGCGCCGGAAACTCACGCGCAAACTAGGACTCACTCTCGCCGCATGAAGAATATTGCCCTCGCCTTTTGCCAACGCGCCCTCTCAAACAGCGATCCCTTGTCCAACGCGGAGCGTGCCGACCATCTGGATTTTGCCTGCACCGTCCTGATGTCGTTTGACGCCAAGATCGGCCTCTCGGCCCGCGAGCTGGCTGAGAACCTGCGGAACGCGGAGGCGAGTCAATTGAAGTTCCAGGCACTCCTTTCTGCTGCCCACAACTAGAACAAATTTCCACGAACAATTCGCCGCATCATGAACCTGCCATCCCTTCCTCGAACACTCAAGGCCTCCGCTCTCAGGAGCCTGATGTCTTCCTCCAGCAGCTTTGAGCGCTGCCGTGACAGTGCCCGCGCCGCACTGAAGCGCGGCGATGTGGAAAGCGCCCGCTGGTGGGGCGGCCAAGCCCGCGATGACTGGCGGCATGTGCAGGCCGCCTTTGACGCCGCCGCCTGAAACCTTTCCCCGCCATGTGGCGGGGTGAACCCAAGACACACCATGAAGACACTGCTGCACCAACAACTGGCCCGCGCCGGAGCGCAAGCCCGCCGCCTGCGCCAGCCCGCCCAGGCCTCCCTGCAACTGCCCGCCGAACTCGCCGAGTTCCAAGGCTGGATCAACAAGGTCTGGCAGAAGGCCGGGCCTCGACCCGCCGCCCGCTAAGACCGCCGCTCCCCGTGGGATGACCACCCACCGCGAGCCTCTCTTTTCTCCTCTTCTCAATCCGCAATCCCAGAGCCGCCTGAAGGCGGGACTACAAAACTTAGACCATGACTCACACCGTACACCACGTCCGCCGCCATCTTATCACCATTTCGTCAGCCCTGGCTTGCGTGCCGATGATGGGGGACGTTGCTGCCAAGCTAGCAGCCTCGCCCAAGGCTGAGATCAAAAGGATCGCTGCCGAAATCGAAGGAGAGAAGGCCGCGCTCCATTCGAGCCTTGGAGAGCTGGGCATCCAGGACCCGATTCCCGCGACTCTTTACAGCGCCTCCGGCGTCGAGTTGACCGAAAGCGAGGGCAGCTTTTTCGGCCGCTTTCTTGACGACCCCAAGAATAAAATCGTGGCCTGGGATGGTCGTCACCGTCTGGAGTGGGCTGAAGTCAATGGCACAAACACCATTCCGGTGATCTTGGTGCGCGAGGCCAAAGGCCGGGCCATCCTTGAAGCCAGCGTGATCGGACGCCGCCACTGGACGAAGGGGCAACGCGCTTGGCTGGGCGTGATGCAGCACCCGGAAGTGTGCGAGGCCACGCAAGGCACAAGGAGTACCGATTCAGTCGGTACTCTCACCACCGCTCCGGCGCTGTCTTCCCGCTTGGGTGTCAGTGCCGATGTCGTGAATCAAGCGGTGCAACTTTACCGGCTGTTCTTCGCACCGGGGGCCAAAGCGGGCAGCCCGGAGGCCATCGAAGCCGCGACACGCAAGGCCAAGTATGAGCATCTGATCTGGGGCGGCGCGGGCCTGGGCGGCGTGCTGGCCGGCATCGCCGGGGGCGAGAACACCGGCGGCAAGCCGAAGGCTCCGACCGGCTTCCATCACCTGGACGCGCCCCTGGGCTCGCTGACACGCCTGAGCAAGGTCTGGCTGGCCTGGGACGCGGAGGAGCGGGCGAAGGCCCAGGCGCTCATCGTGGCCCGCGTGCGTGGCAATGCCGAGACCGCCGGATGGCCGGACGAGTTCCGCCAGGCCTTGGCCGAGGCGCTCGTGGCCGCTGACTGATCCGCAGATTTCGCTGATTCAAACACGATTCCCAAACCTATGTCCTCGACCACCAAAGACCGCCTCGCCGCCACCAAGGCCAGCCTGGACTCGCTGTTTGCCAGCACGACCAGCGCCGACGTGGAAGACCTTGTGAAGGATCTCCGCGACTACCTGACGCTGAAGCGCAGCGCGGCGGCTCGCGGGACTTACGACCCGAAGACGAACCGGGCCATCGACACCGAGCCACGGCCCTGATCCGCAGATTTCGCTGATTCAATCCTGATTTCTCAAACCTATGCACACGACCTCTCATTACCTCGCCCTGTTGTTCATTCTGCTTCCGCTGTCCGGCCTGCTGGCGGTGCTCATCGACTGGCTGGCACGCAAGCTCAACCGCTGGAACTACCGCCGCCTGATGCGGGGCCTTGGCGACCGCTACCGGGACGAATCCTGGCACACGCACCAGGCCGGTGAATGCCTGCAAACCCGCACCCGCCGCTGAGCCATGTTTACACCGTCTCTCATCGCCGCTGTGCGCAAGCTCCTCAAATCGGGGAGCGTCAAGAATCCGTCTGACGCCCGCGAGCTGGAGCATGCGCTCGCGCACCCTGAGCTGTGCGACATCGGATCTACCACGGCGTGGATGGCCAGCGTGGTGAGAAGGCGCGGCGCTCGCTACGACGACAACAACCCGGACCACAAAGGGCCGCACACCTGGCCGCTCGCCGCCTGAACGAGCTGAAGCTCTCGACTACTATGCAAGGCTCCCCCACTTCCCTTTCTGCCCGCTCCCTGGCCGTGGCCCAGGTCGATGCGCTGACCGGCACGATGCCGGTGCGCCGGGCGTGTTTGGAAGCGGGGGTGAAGTTTGTGAACTACTACCGCTGGAAGGCCAGCGCGGAGCAGAGTCAAGGGCTGCAAGAGGTCAAAGCGGTGGTCAAGAAGGGCCGCAAGCCGCTGTTTGAACTGACCGAGGCGGAGACACGCCGCCTGCGCTTCTGGAGGCTGGTGAAGGGGTCGATTCCGCTGGCGATGGAGTGCGCGATCGCGGAGAGCACCCAAGGCGACGAAACGCCGTATTTTGAGGCGCTCCGCGCCATGCAGTCGGGCGGCGAGGTGGTCAATGAGACGCATCGCAAGGCCCGCCAGAGTGTCGAAGGCAATGCGAAGCTGGACGAAGCCAAAGCCCGCGCCCTGAAGGCCTACTGGCAAAAGTTTGTGGAAGCGCGGAAGGTCGTGACCTGGCCGCTCTCCATTCAACGCGCCTGCCGCGTGAGTGAGGATGAAGAGGCGGCCTTCCGGGGCAAGAAGGCGCTGCAAGACCGCAGCGGCAGCGAGCGGCGCGGGGCCTTCATCGTCGATGAAGACGGCAAGCGCCTGCCGTGGTTTGCCGGTGCCATCTGGTGCTCGGATGACATGAGCGTGAATGACCCCTTCCGCTTTCACGACGCCGCCAGCGGCTCGGAAATGCTGGGGCGTCAGGTGCTCTTCACCACGGATGCGTACTCGCTGAATTTCCTGGGGGCCTCGCATGTGGGACGGGATCGCGACAGCTATCGCGCCGAAGACATCGCCCGTCACTTCGCGGAGCTGGTGGACGAGCATGGCCTGCCGGTGATCTGGCGTGTGGAGCGCGGTCGCTGGGACAACAATTTTATCAACGGCTGCATCGTGCCGGATGAAGTGGACAGCGACGGCGAGGACCTGCGCTGGGGCGGCCTGGATGCGATCATTCACATGGCGGTGAAGTTCAATTCACGCGGCAAGGAAATCGAAGGCTGCTTCAACCTGCTCCAGAGCCTCATGGACCACGGCGGCGACGGGCGCACGCTGAGCATTGGCCGGAATCGCGGCGAGTTTGAGGCCGCCACCAAGCTGATGCTCCGCGCGGATCGTGACGCCGAGGCGCTGGCGAAGTTCTGGAACATCGAACAGAGCGCGGAGCAGGTGATGCAGGCCATGCGGCTGTTCAACACGCGCCCGAAGAAGCGCGAGAGTTTCGGCAACAAGGCCTTCACCCCGGCGGAGCTGTGGAGCCAGCATGTGAAGCGCCCGTGCCCGCAGAATGAGCGCTGGCGCTTCATGGCCGTCAAGACGGCGGCGCGGATCTGGAACGGCCTGATTGAAGTGAAGGTGAAGCATTACCCGACCTCGTTCCGCTTCCGCGTGAATGGCGCGGGCCGCATCGGTGGCGCTCAATTTGTGGACGGGCACAAGGTCATGATTGCCTTTGACCCGCATGACGCCTGGGCAGGCTGCCACGTCGTCAATCGCGATCGCAGCGCCCGCAATCGCGACGGCTGGGGCTGGCTGGAACGCATCGGCGTGGCGGACTTCATGGCCGACGCACCCCAGGAGGATCTGAGCGGCGGTTACAGTCCCGGCCAGAAACGCGCCGGTGCGCAGGTGCGGACGGAGTTCCGCAGCATCATCGCTGGCACGGCCTTTGAAGGTCGCCGGCGGAGTCATGCGCAGGACAGCCTGGGGAACGCGCTGGCGGTGCGCACGGGCGCGGCGGAAACCGGCGGGCAGGAGTGCCCGCGCTCCCTTCCAGCGCCGACTGAGCCGGTGCGCTGTGGCCTGAGCGAAGGGCGCTTGACGCCGCGCCGCGTCATTACCCAGGCCGATGATGAGTTCGATGAAGACGAAGAACTCGAAGCCCTCGCCCTCCGCTGACGATCCGCAGATTTCGCCGATTCAGACATGATTTCCAATCCTTGACCCCTTGACCCTTGACCTCCGATGAAACTCCTCGCCCGCTTTGAACTGACCGAACTCGACGAACTGACCGCGACTCTTTACGAGCTGGAATCTGGCTCCGCCTTTATGCGCGTGGAAGACGATCCCGCCGACCGCCAGCCCTTCCAGGAGCGCGTGAAGCAGGCCGCCGCCGCTGAAGGCCACGAGGTGGTCGAGTGGGACCGCAGCGGGCTGGAAAGCTGACTTTTTAGGACCGCGAAGCGCCGGGCGGCGTGACGCGGAAGACAGAGAACCAGACCGGCAAAGCCGGAACAACACAACACGACAATGAGCACATCCATCATCATCAAATCGACAATCAACCCACCTCCGACAAAGACTGAGGTCATCGAAGGGCTTTTGACCATCGCCAAAGAGCACTTCGACGCCACCCAAAAAGAGCGCTCCACACGGAGGCAGGAACTCCAAGAGCAATGGGACCAGGAGGTTGCCCTCCGGGTCAAAGGCAAGAGCCCGGTGCGGTTTGGTGAACCTCAACAAACATGGGAGGATCATGAAGTGACCATCACCGTGAAGACCTCGCGCAAAATGAAACAGATTGCCGAGGAGTGGGATCGCAACCGCCCGCTGTATTGGAACGAAAAAGAAGAGCGGAAAATGATCAGCGAGGCGCTCAGGCAAAAAAAATCACGGGTCGCAGATTTCTTGGCCGACCCGACCACACGCCAGTCATTCGAAGCACTGGCAGACCATCTTAGCGTGTGATCACAAAGCCCGGAAACAATCAAAACCGAGATCACTATGAGCACTCAAGACCACACGAACACCGAAACGGCGCAGCAGGAGCTGCGGGAAATCGCGCTGCTGCTGAAGGAGCATGCGGACGCGGAAGACACGAGCCTGGCGGAGCTGATCCGCCAGTATCCGGCGCTGGGCAGTGACAAGACCTTTGGTCTGATCTGCAAGGGACACTTTGACGAGCTGAAGGCCGACAAGTGGCTGGACGCTTACCGCGCTGTCCGGGACAGCGTGAGCGACAGCGATGACGCCGACCCGCTTTATGAAGATCTGAGCACGGCGCGGCTGGTGCGCGGTCAAATCACTCGGCTGAAGCTGAGCCGCACGAACGCCAAGCTGGTGATCGTGGAAGGTTACACCGGCGCGGGCAAGACCAGCACGGCGAAGATCATCGCCAGCAAGTACAACGGCATGACCGCGACTCAGCAGGTCTATACCATCGAAGCCAGCGCGGGCTGGGGCGACCGCCCCAACGCGATGCTGACCGCGATGCTCAAAGCCTTGGGCCGTGGCGATGGCGGCAGGAGCCAGGCGGCCCGGCTGGACAAGCTCTGTGACGTGCTGGCCGAGCGGCCGGTGATGTTCATCATCGACGAAGTGCATGACTTTGGCGTGCGCTGCCTACGAGTCGTGAAAACGATCCTGAATGCCACGCCGACCAAGATCATCCTGCTGGCACATCCGCGCCTGTTCAAGAACCTGGAGCGCGAGAACTGGGATGACCTCTCCCAGCTCACGGGCAACCGGCTGCTGGCCCGCATCCACCTTGGCACCCTGGCCGTGGACGATGTGGAAACCATCCTGAAGCGTCGCCTGCCGCTGCCCGGCCTGAATGGCGAGCTGAAGGACGCCGCCAAGCTGGTGGCCGACGCCGCGCTGAACAACGGCAACCTGGCCTTCGTGCGCGAGGTGGCGGTGCGGCTGATCAAAGCCGCCAAGAAAGCCCCGCTGAACCTCGCCGCCGTGCAAACCGCCGTGCGCAAAGAGATCCAGGGCCGCAAGCCTGAGAGCGTGAAGGCCTGAAGGCAGAATGACGAATGACGAATGACGAATGACGAACCGAACCAAAACTATGAGAACCAAGAGCACCAAAACCATCAAGAAACCCAAGGCCGTCAAGGCGGTCAAGAGGTCCAAATCTGAGCCGCTGACTGATGCCGAGTACTGCGAGCTGAACCGCCTGTTGGAACTCGCCAATGAAAGCAACCTGAACCTCTCGGATTGCAGCCAGATCGTGACAGGCCTGCGCGAGTCTCTCCGCGATGCCGAGGACAAACTCCGCAGCGTCCGCAAAGAAAACTTGGCGGTGCATCGTGAGATCGCGCCGCTCTACCACCGCCTGCCTGTCGTCTGAAACTGACATCATTGACCCCACTGACCACTTTATGAGCCTTCACCTTTCCCCGACTCTCCAGAGCACACGCCCCGCGTCCACACGTCGCGTGGTGCCGAAACTCGCCGACTATCCTGACCTCGCGCTGGCCGCGACCGCGACGACGGCGGAGCTGGACACCGCCGGCGATGCCTTTGCGGGCGTCCAGGCCACGCTGGAAGCGCTGAGCAGGCTCCGGCTCGGTCATCACGGCGCGTTCATTCTGACGCTGCTGGCGCGGCATGGGCCGCAACCGCTGGGCGGGCTGGCGACACGCCTGCGCGTCAGCAGCGCGAGCATGACCGGCTTTGCTGACCGGCTGGACGCGCTGGGGCTGGTGAGCTTCACGCATCACGCGAGCGACCGCCGCGTGATCCTGATCCAGGCCACGGAAGCCGCCCGCAAGGTGCTGGCCTCCATCGTGGCTCTGACCGCGCTGGGGCAGGCCGCAAATAGTCTGCGTAAGAAATGGTGAATGACGAAACCCGGACCGCCTGAAGGCGGGACTACAAAACGAAGAAACGATGAATCCGATTAACAACGAAACTCAACTGATCGCGGCACTGGCGGAGGCCAAGGCGGCGACGATTCTGGCGCGGTCGATGACCGCTGAAATGGACGCCGAGGTGGCGGCGGTGAAGGCGAAGTTTGAAGGCAAGATCAAGACCCGCACTGATGAGGCCGAGGCCATCACGAAGGCGGTGGCGATCTACGCCGACACGCATCGCCAAACGCTTTTCGCCGACGCTAAAAGCACCACGCTGAACGGTCACACGTTCGGCTTCCGCGACAACGGCGGCGCGATCAAGACGGTGAAGGGCGTGACCGAAAAGAAGCTGCTGGAGCGCCTGATGCGCACGCCTGGACTGCGCAAGCTGTTCGTGCGCAACAAGCCCGCCCTGGACAAAGACGCGATGAAGAGCCGCTGGCGGACCTGGAAAGGCCCGCTGCAAAAGATCGGAGCCCGGCTCGTGAGCGCCGAGGCATTTTTCCTGGAGCTGGATGTGAGTGAAGACCCGGCGGGGCAATGACGAATGACGAAACCCGAATGACGAAGGACGAACTTTATGAAGGCACTCACCATCAAACAGCCCTGGGCATCGCTGATCATCGAAGGCGGCAAGGATGTCGAAAATCGCACTCGCCGCACGAACTTGCGCGGCTGGGTCTTGGTTCATGCGGGCATGAAGCAAGACGATCCTGCCATGGTCAAAGAATGGGGCATTGAGGTCGATTGTTTCACTCAGGACAACGAACACGCGATCAACGCCGTTCTTGAGCGCGAAAGCCCCTATCTCGGCGGCATCATCGGCGCGATGCACATCGCCGATTGCGTCGAGGGCAGCCCTTCACCGTGGTTTTGCGGGCCGTTTGGCTACGTCATCGACCGCGTCGTGGCCCTGCCGTTCCTGCCCTGCCGAGGTCATCAAGGCTGGTTCAACGTGGACCTGCCAGCGGAGATGGAGGCTCTGATTCCAAAGCCATGAAGACCGCCGACCTTCTCTCCCAAGTGCGCCGCGCTGGACAGTCCACGCGGCAGGCGCTGAACCGCTGCCAGCGGCGGCTGAAGCCGAAGATTTTGCCTGTCTCGCCCCGCTCCATCTCGCCCGCAAGGGTGCGGAGGACGGCCTGAGACGGGCGCTCCCCACCCTCGCCGGAGGCGGTGACTAGAGCCGCCGGGCAGTGGTGAAACCTGATCGCTGACGAGCCAGGGAAGACCACGAACCAAGTGACAACGATGGCGGCGACGGTGGGGACTTTTTTTCAATGACGAAACCCGAATGACGAACATGAGCACGCGAACTTTTATCCCTTTCGACCCTGACGCGCACGCGGTGGCAGGTGTCACGGTGTCGGCTCCGCCGGCGGGCGAGACGATGCTGAGCCAGGTCATCGACGCGGCGGACTGGCACGCGCCCGAAGCCGAAGTCCTGAAGGGCGTGGCGAAGCCGCTGAACAATCACCAGAAGTGGAAGCTGAGCGAGCTGGCGGAATCGGTGTACGTCTATCTCAAACAGCACGGCGAGCTGGCGGGCGAGACGCTGGACGGGTTTCGTCGGCGCGTGGCGATCGCGGCCTGCGGTCAGCGCATCTCCCACGCGGTGCATGGCGATTACCGGGCCATTCAGAAGGCCTTCATTGACATGCGTCAAGGTCTGGAGGTGAAGCGCCAGCAGCTCACCGACCGCGAGGCCACGGCGCTGGCGATCGCGAAGCACAAGCTGTGGGAACTGTGCCTGAAGACTCACACGCCGAGGCATGCAGCGGAGACCATTGCGCGGCGCTACAACAAAGGCGCGGGCGTGGAGCAGCTCACGACCGCGAAGCAGGTCTGGTGCGTGTTTTACACCGTCCAGAACAACGCCAACGCGGCGTCGGGCCATGGCAGTGCGGCGAACCGATTCAAAAGCAAGAGGAGGAAGATCGCGTGATCTTCCAACCTCCCAGCCGCGACCGCGAGCGCCTGCCGGTGCTGACTCCTGATGTGATGGGCCGCGCCATCGACTGGCGCGACCAGACCGGCACGATGCGCGTCCTGCCCGGCGACCGCCTGAGCGTGGTCGAGACCCGCGATGACCATAGCCTGTGCAAGCACGCCGCCTGCGTGGGCTTGCTGCTGGTGAAGACTCAATTTTTGACCCCTGACCCTCTATGAAGCCCGCCGACATCCGCAACACGACCTTTCGAGAGCTGCAATCGCGGCTTGTCCATCTCCGCCTCTCGGTCTGGGAGGCGCTGTCACATCACGGCCCCTGCACGACGCGGGAACTGGCCCACGAATGCGGGATGGACATCCTGACCGTCCGCCCTCGCGTGACTGAGCTGGTGCAACTGGGCTTTGCCGAGTGCCTGAGCGAGTCGGAGCACGCCAGCGAGGGTGTTTACCGCGCCCTGACCGTGGCCGAGGCGGAGGCGCTGTTTGAGGCGCGGAAGCGGGAGCTGGCGGAAACTCAACTGAGCCTTTTCGCGTGAATGTGGCTCATCCCTCCATCTCTTCACGTCCCGGACTGCTCTCCCTGTGCAGTGGTGTCGGCATGCTCGACGCCGCCGTCGAACTCGCCTGGGATCATGTCTTTGGGATCAGGCCACGAGTTCTGGGTTACGCTGAGCGGGAAGCCTTTGCGGCGGCCGTCCTCCTGGCCCGGATGGAAGAACAGAGCCTGGAGCCAGCGCCTATTTTCTGCGGCGACTTCCGAGGCCTGGACGCCCGACCTTTGCGGGGGCGGTGCTGCATCCTTGCCGCTGGACTACCCTGCCAGCCTTACAGCAGTGCCGGAAAACAACGCGGCCTTAAAGACGCCCGGAGCTGGGGCGGTGGCGACGGACCGCTCCCGCACGCGCTGCGCATCATCGGGGAATGCGCGCCCGCCGTGGTCTGCTTCGAGAATGTCCCTCAATGGGTCACTCAAGGGGCGTTCCGTCAATTTGGTGACGCGCTATCGGCTCTGGGTTACGAGATCGAAGACCCGCTCTTTGTTCGTGCGTCAGACGTGGGCGCAAGCCATCGCCGTGAACGGGTCTTCATCCTGGCCCACCGTGCGAGCGAACGAATCAACCGGCAAGTGGCAGCGGGATCAAGGAATGCGAGGAGCCGAGCGGCTGACCCTGAACGGGAGAGCCTGCCTGTGGCCCACGGTGAGGAGCAATGCCGGAACGGGGGCAGATGCGAGCAAGAGGGACGGCGGTCCGACATTGCGGACGTTAGTCAGGGAATGGCCGACGCCGAACGCGGTGGATTGCGAGAACAGCGGCGGTCCAGGCTTCCGGGCGACACTGACGCGAGTGGTGAAGGGATGGCCGACGCCGGCGGCGCGGGATGGTCAGGCGGGGGCGAATACCATGGAGGGCTTGAACAAGCGGACGGCTCAACGGTTTGGCGTTCAACTGCCGAATTTTGTGACTCACTGTTTGCCCCTGGTCCTAAGTGCGCCACCTGGGCCCGCACTCTCCGAAAATCCCCCTACCTTGCCCCGGCGGTTGAACCCGGCCTTCGTTTGCTGGTTGATGGGATGGCCGTGGCACTGGACGCGAGCCGAGCCGACCAGCTTCGGTGCGGAGGCAACGGCGTCGTGGTGGCGCAGGCAGCAGCAGCTTTTGTGCATCTTTTCAAACAACTGACATGATCCCGACCAACGCCATGCAACTGGTCAAAGACCTGCACGCCTGCTATGTGGCGCGGACGGGGTATGAGATCGCGTACAATCTCGCTCGCGAAAACACCTGGCGCGAGTGGTGCCAGTTTGGCGGGTGGGCCTGGACCTCGGATGATCTGGCGCGGGTTATCGGCTACCTGCGCAGCAAGATCAAGAAGGGCGAGCGGAACGAGGGGGCGCTGAAGTTTGCCAACCTGATCGGGAGGGCCGACAATTTCGAGGAGGATCTGAATCTGGCGCGTGAAGCCGCGAAGCAGGTCTGGGGCGGACGCACCAAGCGGGCAGGAGTGCCCGCGCCCCCGACTGAAGCGGAGGAAGCACCGCTGGACCCTTCCGAGGCGGCGAAACTGTGGCGCGAAAATTTCAAGAAAGACGCATGAGCAAAGCGACCACCCAGCCCCCTGTGACGATCCGCGCTGAGCGCGGGCGGCGGGTGCGTGTGGAGTTTATGCCCGGGCGTGTGACCGAGGTGCCAGCCATCACGGTGGCCGGGGTGCCCAAGTTTGTGATGTGTCGCCTCGCGAAGCAGCCGAACGGGACGTACGCGATGATCCCGGAGGGCTGGGACCAGATGGTGCGCATGACGCGGAAGCTGCATGCGGAGCTGGGGCTGCATTGCTCCTACCGGACGATTTACAGCCTGGTCAAATCCGGCTTCGTGCGCGGCTCGCTGCTGTCGCCACAGACCATCATGGTGGATCTGGGCAGTCTGGCGGAGCACATCCGGCGCACTGAGCTGGGCGAGGGCAAGCCGACGTTTTGGACGAAGGCGCGGATTGACCGCTACCGATACAGCGTGGCGGGTGCGGACGGTGCTAGCGATGACGAGGAGGCCGACGAGGATGTCTGATCATGGCCGCCCCGTCCAATTTCCTGCTTGAGCCAACCCCGCACATCGAGGCGGCGGAATGGTTGCGCAGCAAGCCGGAGGTGAGTCGCGAGGTGTTCGACGGTCTGGTGCCTGAGCTACGGGCGCGGGCGTTTTTAATCACGGGCATCGAAGACGCCAACGTCGTCGGCGAGATCCGGGAGATCGCGGCGCAACTGCCGGAGGGAATGCCGTGGGAGGAGGCGAAACGGCAGCTCGTGAGCAAGCTGGGGCCGTGGCTGAGCGCGGGCGATGAACAGCAGAAGGCGGCCCAGGCGCGGGCGGAGCTGATCCTGCGCACGCATGGGTTCCAGGCTTATCAGGTCGCGCAACATCGCGTGATGACGCGGCAATCTGACGTGTTTCCATTCTGGCAGTACTTGACCCTTTCGGATGAGAAGGTGCGGCCTGGTCACGCGGCCCTGGACGGCAAGGTGGCCCCGGCAAACTCGCCCTTCTGGCACGACCACTCGCCGCCGTGGCAGTGGGGCTGTCGCTGCCGCAAGGTTTCGCTCCTGCCTGACGAGGTGGACGAGCTGAAGGCCGAGGACGCGAGCCAGCCGCCGGAGAAAAAGCGCGTGCTGGACGGCCCGGCGCTGACGATGGCGGAGCAGGGCCGGGTTTACAACGCGGCGGGGCAGCAACTCGACATCAAGAGCGACCGCATGAAGGGCAAGAGCGAGGGCTTTGTGTTTGACGCCGACGCGCTGACCCTTCCGCTGAGTCAGCTCAAGGGCCGCTATGACCCGCAGACCTGGAGTGACTTTGAGGGCTTCGCGAAGCGTGCGAAGCTGGATGACGGGCGGACGGTCTGGGCCTGGCTGGGCGGGGCGAAGGCGAAGGCCACCAAGAAGGTGGCGATTGAATTTGTGCGCAACACCGTGGACGGTGAGGGAGAATGAAAATCAAGTTCACCAAGACCCGCGATGTGCTAACGCCTGACCTGGCGGCCAAGCTGAAGCGGGCGCGAAACCCCAAGAAGGCCCTGGAGGCGATGGGCTTGACGGTGGTGAGCATGAACCAGCGGGCGTTCACTCAGACCAGCCTGAGACCGAAGGCCTGGCCGGCGCTGAAGGCTGCCACAATCAAGGCCAAGAAGGCAGCAGGATACGGAAGCAAGCCGCTGATTTCATCCGGGGCGCTCGCTCAGAGCGGGCGCGTCGTAAAGGTCACGAGCAAGACCGTGACGGTCGGCAGCGATCGGCGGGTGGGTAGTCACAGCCTGGCTGCCATTCACCAGCTCGGCACTCAGGATGGCCGCATTCCAGCGCGTCCGACCTGGCCGTTTGATGCGCAGGGCAAGCCGACAGCGAAGGCCAGCCGCAACCTGAAATCAGCCGCAAAGGCTGCCCTCGATCTGGAGCATCCGTGAGTAGTCATGACCCTTCTGGCTTTGTAACGCTCACATCATCATGACCCTGTTCACTCATTCCCCGTCAATTTGGTGACGCGCTATCGGCTCTGGGTTACGAGATCGAAGACCCGCTCTTTGTTCGTGCGTCAGACGTGGGCGCAAGCCATCGCCGTGAACGGGTCTTCATCCTGGCCCACCGT